CAGGGACCTGCAACAATTCTCATAATTTGTTCTTATCTTTACTTAATTCTATAATTCTTTTATAAGCTAGCTGAAGCTGCTCTTGTATATCATATATATTTTTTTCAAGTATACTAATTTTATTTGCTTGAGTAAGTATAATTTTCCTATTCTTCTCAGCTTCCATTTCATCAGGTAGCATTAAAGACTCCATTTCTATAAACATATTCTAGTGCGTTGTTGGCCTCTTTTTCCATTGGCCGGTTTTCATACCAATTACCGGTATCTTGGTCAAACTGTTTGCACAATTGTTCGATCTCTTTACCAGTAACAGGATAACCTTTGGTAACAGCCTGACCAGCGACTGCTATCATAATCTGGTACATTTTAGCGTACCAACCAGTATTACTTATGGTAACATAATCGGATGCAAGCTTCTTAGGCCAGAATGGGCAATCACTATAACCAGACCAAGAGTACTGGGTATTGTCCAGCGAATTCTTTCGGTGATTCATAATCTGCCGCTGCCACTCTTCCGGTAACCGATCTATGAAATTCTCCGCACGTTCTTTTAATGAGTAAGGATGCTTACTGCAAAGCTCATCAATAGATACGGGACTGCCAGAATTACTAAAAATAAAGTTGTAAGCATTAGCATACGTCGCAGGGACGTAATACATTCGGCTGAGGTCTTTAGTTTGTCTATCACCAATGGATTGAATTTCTGTGTTGAGCGCGTACCAGAAGTGTTTGATTCGACTAGAATCAACGTGCTCTTCAAGTCGGAAGATAAGTCTAAACTTCGGAAAATCTGTCTTGCTACTAGCGGTACTATAACACACAAAGTCCCAATGCCCAAAACGCTTAACCAACTCATCTTCTAGATTTCCTTTAAATTCATGATCGTCAACGTCAACAGCAGCCCAGCCTCCCCAAGCCAATACATTCTTATTGGCTCTCGTAGTACCCGGTGAGTAAGTAGCTGGTGATATAAGTTCAGCATCTTCTTTTCCATTTAATGGCCTTTCAGATAATTTATATAACAGTTTAGTAAGCTGATCCCAAGTATTTAGGTCAACTCGTTTATCAGTTTTATTGTCAAATCTGCTTTTAAATATGGTCAAAGAATACATTATACAAAAAACGCGTCTAGATTAGCTCTAGGCTCGGTCTCCCAGTTGATGGTGTCCAAGATAGGTTGCAATGGATCTATGAAACCTTTCTCAAACATCTTACCATAATCCACAAAGGAATGTAACCCCAATTCTTTAGGTAAACCTTCCGGAAATGCAATAATATTTTCTTTAATCGGATTTGGCTGTTTTAGATATAAGAATTTAATCTTAGAGCCATTCATTATAGATTCATACTTATTTACTAATCCGCCTTTACCCAGATAGTGGTTGTATAAAAGTGAACCGCGAACATGGATCGGTGTACCCTTTGTATAGATATCGTGCTTATTACCAGCCCACTTTTTAATATCAGTCACCCCACGAGGGAATGCAGCATGTTCCGGCGGCAAAGAGAAAAACTCCCGCTTAAACTCAGCAATGTACTTCTGTACCTCTTCTTCGGTGGAGCCCATAATAAGTTTAAATACATGCTTAAACTTCTCACGCATGATCTCTGGCGTCGAAGACTTAATAGCCTCAATGCCCATAATCTTAATCTTTGGTTCGGCATACTGAACGCCTTCAGAGTTATGTACGTTTAAGATGTAACGCTTCTTAGCTTGCCAAATCCCGCGATCAGCAATGACCTCACGCTCCATAACCATTCGGCTCTGATATGCATTTGTTTGTTTGAATAGGTCCTGCATAGACCGTTCAAACATTGGATTGAAATGGTCTTCACAGATCTTAGATAGGAACTGGACCGGATCTTTAGGATTAAACTTTTCTACCAGACCGGAAAAGTTAACATAGACCGAATCCGTATCAATCGCAATTACATAATCTTTATCCGTATTTAGAAGTTTATTTAATTCGGTATTGACCGCAGCCTCACACCACTTAATAACCTTTTGCCCAGTAAGTGTAATGCCTTCTGCAATACGAAGATCGAAATATCTATACCACTTATTACCAATCGCACCAAACAAACTATTCAGCAAAATCTTAATAGCCATTTGCCGATTCTCGCACCTGACGATCTCACGTTCAAGTTCGACCGATTTGTTCTTCTGGTACTTTTTCTGCGCAGCTAGCATTTGGTTTTTCACAATCTTACGTTCTGCATAGTAGTCCACAATGATCTGTGGCATAATGCCTTCAGAGTCTTTGCGGTAATGGCTATTGTTAGCAGCCTGAGCATAGTCACCATCCGCATCCATTTCCATATTACTTACTATAGTTTCAGGAGACATATTCCACTGAGCAATGATGTTAGGATATAGTGAGTTAAGGTCAAAGCTTACCACCCATTCGTGCATGCCGATCTGGGGTTCTTTCACGTACCCGCCCGCGAACGAAACGGTTTGTCTAGCCAGATCTTCGCGGGATTTCATCGGTGGAACGGCAACCTGTTTCTTTTGTAGTGCACGATAGACAATAGAATCCCAGATGGATGTAGTACCCATAACGTCAGTAAAGTTAACTCCGGCTTTATATGCCAGTGTAAATGCCAAACCCATCAGACCGGTCTTATCGTTAATACGTTCTACGAGTTCAACGTCTTTTATGTTATAGTCAATATAGAGCTGATGGTTTTCTTTATAAAGATTTCTAAGGTTTCCATACTCTTCATATGATAGCTTACGCTCACCAAGCACTACGGATGATATATGGTTAAGACTATAGCTTTCTTGTGGGCCGTACGCATATCCAAACTTCTTAAACAGATCAAAGTAGTCTAACTGACTAATACCTAAAATCTGATACGAGTCCTGGTTCATATTCTTAAATTGTACCTGTTTTAGACGTGGTTCTGCATTCCACGGGGATAGACGCTTAGCCGCTTCTATTGTACCAATGCGAAGAATACGGTTAATAATATAAGGCATGTCAAAGAAGCGAATGTTCCATCCAGTAATTACGTCAGGGTAATCCTTCTGCCAGTACTTTAGAAACTTAATCAATAATTCTTCTTCGGAGCTACATTTATGGTACTGTATAAGCAAATGTTTATGAGGAGATTGTTCTACATCATACTCTCCACATGCCCACACGTGGTAGACCTGAGACCGACTGGACTTAAGAGTAATAGCAGTAATTGGATAAAGTGCCTCGTCTGGGGTAGGAAACCCTTCTTCCGAATGAACCTCGATATCAAGATTAACCACGTTAATCTGGGACTCATCAAACTTTACTTCATTCGGAAACTTTTCACCTATAAACTGCATTACCGCACGATCCATACCACAGTAAGGCTTGCTACCAGGTACTTCATGCTGCTTCACATATTCACGTAGATCCTTAGGGGAGTTAAGAAGCTTTTGTTTTACATTATGACCGTGAATAGACTTCCACCCAGTTTCTTCCTCACAGTATTCGAACATGGTTGGTTCGAAATTATATTTATGGCTGACCGGTTTACCACTATCATTATAACCACGGTATATAACGCGGTTCATATACGTGTCAACGGATGTATAAAAACTCATTCATTTCTCCTGTAGATTGGAGTATTATATCAGAAAAAAAGGGGTTTGAAAACCCCTAATTTTATAGAATTCGTTTCAGTTCTGAAATGTTATTTGGGGATCCGGAAACAGTAATTTCTGGGTTTCCGCCACCAGGTCCATGGGTAATCCAGGATTCTAGTTTTAGTTGATACTGGTCTAGAATTTTTAGAAATTCAAAGATCGGGCAATCATATGCGATATCAAAAGTGTAATTCATTCAGTATCTCCTTTTATGAAGTACCTTTATACCAGAAAAAAAGGGAGCTGTAAACCCCCTTTTTTCATTTTATATGAATTATTTTTTATCCGAGACAAACGAATACATTTCTTTTGCCTTTTCCATAAGGTCTTCCATTGAATACATCTGGTAAGACTCTTGAAGATCTTCAAGGCTCTTCTTACCTTTTTCCATCATTGCTTCAGCAAACTGAACATTAATTTGCTGCTGTTGATCCATGTACTCTTTTGCAAGTTGCAGCATATCTGCACGGATCTCGAATGGGTTTTTACTAGTCATAATAGACTCCTGTTTGTGTTGTGTGTGATCAGAGGGGCCATTACAGCCCCTCAGTGCCTTAGATTACTTTACTTCTGCAGACGAGCATACTCCATCATACACTTCTTAGCTTCTTCATGAAAACCATGATTGGCCAGGTGAGCTGCTGCTCGGGCATAGCCAATCATTTCTAGTTTATCCATGATCTTCTTGCCAATACCTGCAAAGGGACTAGCAATGTAGTTATATGCGATAGCAGTCATGTTACACTCTCCCACGAATTTTGTCGTGATAGTCACTAACATTTTGATGTGCAATGGTGTAAATATCACCACGGCTAATACCAATGTCAGACAATTCAGCGTTGGAAAGTTTATTCAACTCCTGAATAGTTTTAGTAACATCTTTTGCTTTGCGATACGAAGCGTGAAGCCCGATCAAATAGTTTCTGACAACTTTAAAGAGTTGTACGGTTGGAGTGATTACCGTCAGTTTCGGTAAGTAATTGACTGTTGTAGTCATTTGTTAATTCCTCGTTTTTTCCAATTTGAATTTTACGAGGACGCATTTCTTCTGGAATAACATACTTCAAATGAATTGCAAGAATGCCATCCTGAATATCTGCTCCGTGAACTTCTACGTTCTCAGACAGCCTAAAGGTACGTTTAAACTTCTTAGTGGAAATACCACGATGAATGTACTCACGACCTTTTTTAACATGCTCGCCAGTCACAGTAAGTGTACGCTGGTGTACCTCTACATTAATACCCTCTGTACTAAAACCAGCAACGGCAAGTTCGATTAGATAATCTTCGTCGCCTTCTTTGATAATATTATGAGGGGGATAATGATCCTGAGCGTGCTTTGCAGTAAACTCAAGTTCATTAAAGAGGTGATCAAATCCCACAAAAGATGAACGCGGGAATAGTTGTTTCATGCCTGTCATTGTTTTCTCCTTTTTAACAGCAAGAAAGTTGTTGAGCCGGTCTTCCGCACTCAACATTATTTATCATACCATAGCTATTAGTTTACGTAAACCCTGCTATTACTTATTACCAATATTATATTTGGGACATAATTCCCACTGGTCCTTTTCCTTATAAGGTAGGATCTTAATGAGTCGTAGGGGTGCACAATCTAGATTCGCGGCGGTTTGGATCTCTACTAGACCCCAATCGCTCATAAGCGTAGCAATTGTATTACGACGTTGAATATCTGATAGCTCTAGGTTGGCTTTTTTACCATCCAACATAAACAGTTCTTTAAAGTGTACTATAAAATAGCGACCTTGTTTATGTAGGATATGACATGATTGGAATAGCTTTTTATCTTTACGAGAAGCTACTCCAATCCGTGTAAGTGTTTCACGAACCTTTAGAAAGTCATCTGGTTCGTTTAAGGTTATTTCCAACATATCCGTTGGAGCCCATTGAATAAAATTATTTTCTTCCACCTTTATTCACCTTCTGTTTTATTATAGTTATTTGTTCAGGTGATAGGAGGGAAAGGATTTGTTTAGCTTTTTCATTACTATATCCATAATATTTTTTAACCACCTCAATATCACTCTCAGTTTCTGGTTTATTCCATTTCGAAAATCTTTTACGTTTACGAATTGTATTTATAAGAAAATGATATTGAAGTTTTTTATCTAAGTGGTGGTACTGATTCATAATATTAGCAAGCTGGATCGTATCGTAGAAATAGCTTAAGGATCGGTTAATCGTAAAGCTACTGTAGCCTTTTTCAGTTATATCGTCAACCATAATATCTTTCTTAGTATGGCTAACACTATTTACATAATCAAATGGGTTCATTATATACCTTGTTCAATTCCACTGTCTTGCCACGGCCATTCATAAGAATTTGATATCAGATTGTATAGCTCGGCAGCAGTATAGTCCTGGGTGTTGGTCTTTTTATTAATGTGCTTATCATCCACATATAATTGTGGAACGGTTTTGTGGCCTTTTTCTTTCATAAACTCTAAGGCTT